ACAAAAAAATCAAACTTGGATAAATCATGCTCTAATAAATTTCTAACAATTCTCCTATTACTACCACATCTTTGAGCAATGTTGTACTCCTCAGCACCTAATTCTCTACAAAACAGTTTGCTATATCTGACATCAAAAGCAGGGACTTCTGCATAACCACCAGTTTTTGCACATCCATCAAAATATATTTTCATTTTGTGTACAATAATACAAAAAGACCAGGTATAATTATAAAAAACTGAGGGAGAAAATTTAGAACAAGAGCACGTTCACCACTCTTTACTCCCACATATACCCATCCTGCAGCACCTAACATTTGAAGAAAACTATTCCACGGAGTCCATCCCATCACATGATAAATCATAGCGATAGGTATTATTGTTGCACTGCACCATTTTATAGTATTAAGTCTCATCCTTTGATTTGTATGCCCACTCTGTAGTATGTCCTACACTCCATTTATCTGAGTTCTCTACCATATAATTTTGAGAGCAAACCTCAAAATCAGGTTGCATTGTATCTTCAGAAATTAAACTCTGATCTTTCCATATAATTCTATTATTGGGTTGCAATGCAAACTGTCCGTTATCTAACGCTATGCAATTGAATGATTTGTGTTCTGGATCATCCTGACTATAGTTTGTGTTGAGTGTAGATGACTCAGCGTGACAATTATCTATTGTAAAACAGTATTGACCCTTATGCATTTGCTTATCCTTTCCAAAAAACTCGCATCTATTTAATAATGGTTTTTCAATAACAGTCAAACTGTAATCGAAGCAATCCCATATTTGAAGGTGATCTAAAGGCAGTAACTTGTCTGGATCATAATCTGTTTTCCACACAAAAGCACTGATAGGTAACTTGTCAAACAATGCACCATACTCATACAACAATGTCTCAAAATATAACGCCTTGTGTTGTACACTCTTGACCGATATCCATGTGCCAGGTGTGGTCTCACCGTGACCTTTTTTATGGTCATACAAAAACTCTTTTCTCACGTGTACTGAGTAAGGTGGTAGATTGTGTACTAAAAATGACATCAGTGCTTAAGCGATGATTGTAATGTGTCTAGTGTGATTTTCATATTTTTAAAAATTGTACCTAAATCTGCATCTCCGAACCCCATTTCTTTAGACCCTCTCTCTAAATTTTTTTTCATTATTTTTGCTTGAGGGTCATCAGATAATGTCAATCTTGTCCACATTACCTGTTGTTTTTCTAACAATTCTTTGACTGTCTCTATGTGATGCCACTTTGCATCGTCACTCATCATTGGAAATTTTGCTATGACTTTGTACAATTCTCTTTGAAGATCTGTTATATCCTCCATCTCATTACGAACTGTTTCTGACTCAAAAAATTTACTCATGACATCTCCCACTCTTCTGGTATATAACCAAAGGTTTTCTCAAAATTTTCGTACACATATCCTAATTTATCCTTTCCCATGTCCATTGACTCTTGTGTAATATGTTCTGTGTCTGATTTCCATTGATCTCTTAGGTGTGGAGGTTCGTTAGGATGATCAGGTCCTAAGTCAGGAGTGTAAACATTATAATGAAGTTTCTTAATATTATAATTAAGAAATTTAGAGAGACTGCTATGGTCTTTCCACAGTTTTTCCATGATAATCACGTGAGTGTTGAAGTGTGGTGCAAAGGTATTATATATTCTATCATACTGTGCATATTTAATTCCTTTGTCGATCCAGATCTGTGGTTTACCTTTCCTCTCAATGCCACTCAGTCTATCTTGAAATTCTTTGTTTGTCCCCACTGTCGAGAACAACCTACGTATTGGGTCACGAAATATCATAGTCACTTTCATGTCAAAAGCATTGTTCAATTTATCCGCAATGGATGCTACAAACTTTGATGTCAAACCTGCATAATGATTTGTAAAATCACCTACAGATTGATACTCATCCTTAATATGTTCCCAATGGTTTTTATAATAGTTAATGTAATCTTCAATCGAGTTTGTAAAATAATCATTTGAATGTGATGAGAATAAGTGAGGAAACATTTTGACCTTGATGTCACTTGGATTAGTTTGAATCTTAGTAACTATATTATTTTGAAGAAATAAAAGAAATCTCATCTCTTTTTTATGACCTGTATGTACATACTTATTATCATGAGATAAAGAAAACCATAGTGGGTTTGTAGCAGAGAAGTGAGTTCCTACATTCATTAGAAATTTTATTTTACTCATGTCTCTCCTTTATCAAATTCAATAAGTGATTTCGATACTTATCTTTGTCAATATTTAGAAATGGTATGTACTTCCTAATTTTCATACCAACAACCTTCCACACTGGATCTTTGAGTTGTCTATCATAATCTTTACAGTATCCAAAAAGTTTTTCATAAACACACATCTCCTCCGCACTTATATTACCTGCTAGATGTTCTTTGAGAATAGGTGGATGACCATTTGATGCATCAAAAAATTCATCATACGTATATTGATCTAAAAATTCTTCTGATTTTTGTTTGAAATGATAGAATAAACTTTCATTTCTTTTTTGCCACTCTTTGTAAATTGTCTCACCAGACCTGATGATATTTCCTATCCATAATCCTTGTGGATCATCTGTGTTTACAAAATTTGCAAGGAAAAAATTTTTGATCTCAGGATCCTTATACTTTCTCGACATTTTTTCAAAAAAATATCTATCTTTTCTTTTATAAAAAGAATCTATTTTTGCTCTTGACTTACCTCCATATTTTTGGTAGTCATACTTCTCTTTAGTGAAGTGATTTTTGTACGCAAGGTACTCTTTGTAAGTGTCAAATGGTGTCAATGTAGGCAATGGATTGCTCCTCAAATAGTAAGAAACTTCGCTTTTGAAGTTCTCTTCAAATAATTAAGATTCATAGCGTTACCCTTGAGTTTTTCTTTCATGGGTTTAGTAATAAGTTTGGATACAGATTCAATCTCAATACTATTTTGTTCACAATAATGACAGATTGCCTCAATATAATTCATATCATTGTTGTTTTGAACAAGGTTTTCAATGTCATTAGTAAACTTATCTTGGCATAGGAATTTATTCTTTAATACTGATCTCATTTCCGCTTTAGTTGCCATTAAGTTTGTCCTCTACAAATTTGTTGATGTACTCTACAAGAAGTCTCATATACTTTAGTTTATCATACTCTTGATAAACTGTCACTTCTCCATTCTCACATGTCATGAGTATGACAAGTTTCTTTACAGGGATACCAGTTCTCTCATAAAACATACAAGCGTATGCTGCTGCCTGTACGAAATAGTTTTGAATCCAATCCTTTGGTTTAGGTTTAGCTGCTGTTTTGAAATCTATTATTGACAACTCACCATCATACTCTGCAATACAATCTACCGTACCTGCAACACCTAACTCGGTAGAATAAAGACTTTTTTCAAGAGCGTATATGTTATTTATCTTTTCTAAAGATTCTTTTGCCTGCAAAAATAACATTTTTGAGCCAGGTGTATCAGGATCTACGTTCTTGTTTAGTAAATAACTTTCTATTAGAGTGTGTACTTTGGTGCCACGACTTGTGGATCTTTTAGTTATCCTATCTGCCTCCTCATTACCAACCCTTTTTCTCCAGTCAACAAAAATTTGTTTATTGAAGTGAGAGGTCACAGAGGTGATAGACACCATTGGTCTACCCTCCACTGTGTAGTATCTCACTCCATCAATAGTCTTCCTACTCAAAGAGGGAAGATCACATTCCACATGATTGAACATCACATACCTAATTCAATTTTACTTACAAGATGACTTTTGACAAGACCTGACCTTACGATGTCATTGATATTGAACTCAACCAAGTCAAATTCAGGCATGCGTTGAATTATTTTTTGAAAATCAAGGATACCATTTTTTTCATTGGTCTTTACGAGATCCGTTTGTGCTGCGTCACCACAGAACATAATCTTACAGTTCTCTCCACACCTTGTCATTATACTATCTAACTCATGAAAATTCAAGTTTTGAGACTCATCTACAATTATTATTGAATCATCAAGTGTTGTTCCACGGATGAAGGAGGTTGACCAAAAGGTTACACTCTCTTGTGTTTTTAGATTACCCCATAACATCTCAAACTCTTGATCAGTGGGTAACTCAAACATATATTTTACCATATTTTTATATGGTATTTGATATAAGAATGATTTATCCTCATGATCGCCAGGTAAAAACCCTATCTCCCTCGTCGATACAAGAGATCTTACTAATACTACCTTGGTATATGGGGTTATGGGATCCAACACATCCCTGAGTGCGTTATACAAGGTTATAAAGGTTTTTCCTGTGCCTGCAGCACCGTAAAGAAATAAATTTTTACCCTCTTTATACGCTTCAAAAGCAAGTTTTTGATTTGTAGTTATGGGTTCAACAGGAACCATCATGTCTACATTATATGGTTTCTTTCGCTTCATTTGTTTAATTGTCATACCAGCACCAACGCTGGTAGCCATTTTCTTTTTTCTTGCTGGCATTAGAAGTGAGTAGTTTTCTGAGGTTTTACATTCGAGCCTGGTATTTGTGATACCTTAGACAGAACTTCGTTCCATCCGCCATCAGTTCTTGAGTACACATCTCCTGTGCCACTGACTGCTGACGCTGCTCCTTTAGACCAGTCTTTGTCCCAGTCGGGATTATTTTTTCTCCACTCGTCATACTCTTTCATTGTCATAGACAACTCTTTGGTTTCACCTGTTTTTAGATTTTTTATTGGGTATGTTGGCATGTGTTGTTGCGAGTGATTTATTTATTGAGTCCTGA